AAGTTATCTTTACTTTGTCTCATGTGCTCAATGATTTCGTGTTGATTGCTAAATAAATTCTTTAATCTTTCTTGTGTTTGCTCATTGATAGCTATGATGGTGCCGTCTTCGAGCTTATAATCTATCTTACCTTCGATAAGCTTATCTAACTTATTGAGGTTTCTTATATCCTGTACTGCAGGATCCACAGTAAATTGTTTAGAGGAAGCAAAATCTATATATGACTCTATTAAAGTATCTGTAACTTTTATGTCGTGATGTTCTTTAATTATGTTCGCTATCTTATTTTCTGATATGTCGTCGTATAGTTCTGTCTTAATTTGCTCTTCTAATTGTTTTGTATCGTATTGTGTCTTGATGTATTGTCTTGCTTCCTCTATTGTAGCAAAATCAGTTGGTTCTTTATCAATGTAAACAACCTGTTTATTTGACATCTCGATAAGATGTCCATTACTGAACTGTTGTCTAACAACAGCTATACCAGTAATATCTTCTGATAACTTCTTACTAAACTGGTTAAAATGCATTATGCGTATCCGCGATCCATCTTAACATAACCAGGCTTCATCGAGTCTGGTGTAGCATACTCTTTTTTTAATTTCTTTTTCTCATCTGCGATGTTCATCTTTTGGCCAGAGGATGATGGCTCTGATGGCAATCTAGCAGGACCCGCACCTGAAGGGTTGTATGGATCATTCTCCATGCAAGAACACTTCTTAGCAGCTTCTACTAGATCATCATCTAATCCTAACTGATGTGCATCTACTTTTGAGATAGGGTTAAACATTATTCTGCTTGAGGCTCTTCTGAAGTTTCTACTTCGGGCTCTTCTACAGCAACTTCTTCAGAAGCTTCTACTTCTACTTCTGCATCTGTTTTTTCTGCAGTCTCTTCAACTTGTTCTGTAGCGAACATGTTTTGAGCTACTGATACACGTAAGTCTTCTAACTTATTAGATACTCGTGTTGCCATCTCTGCATTAAATGCTGCATCAATAGTTGACGCATCACCTTCTACGATAGCACTGATTAGATCTTTAACGCCTTGTGTCATTGTGTTTCTCCTTATTGTTGTCCAATACCTGGTAATACTGGATTAGGACCTTGTGAGGCCACATCTTGCATTCTAGGCTGTTGAGGCAGTTCTGCTGCCATCAAGTCAGTCTCTTCCTTAATCTCTTTTTGGATCTCTTCGATCTCTTTGTCAGTTTGTTTCAACACGAACCTCTTAACATAGTTCATGCTATAATATGTACCGACATGCTGTTGGATCCTGTTTAAAGACTCCAATCGTGTATTTAAGATCTCAGTTTCTTTTAACTCTGCAAAGTGGTTGTCTTCTTGGAAATCAAACCGTATATCTTGTGAGATCTCTTCCCATTCGTCAGGTCTAATGATGTTCTTAGCTATTAACTGGACTCTTAAAGCCTCAGAGAATAATACTGAGAACCTACGTCTAAGTCTCTCGATGAACTTATTAAACTTGACTTCATCTCGAGTAATCTCGTTAGTTCTACCAAGACTGAACCCTTGATCAGGTTTCATCCTTGAAATTGGTACGTTCAAGCATTGGTATAACTTATTTTGGAAATAATTGATGTCATCGATCTGTCCGAGATTTTGACCGCCTGACAAGGTTGTGATCTCTGTACCCTTGCCGCCCTCTCTTCGTGGCATCCAAAAGTCTTCCATCATAGAGAGGTGTTTACGGTTGTCTCGTACTTCGCCTGTTGCGGCATCGTAGACAATCTTATTCCTATACTTATTCATGATATCATTGACGTACTGCTCAGCTTTAAGCTTTGGTAAGTTACCTACGTCAATGTAAAATATACGTCTTTCAGGTGCTCGCGATACACGGTAGATTACCAATGAATCTTCGATCATCTTCAACTGGTTAACTGGCTTGATAGCCTTGTGTAGATGGCCTAACATCGTGTTAGAGTTTGCATCTACTAAACCAGAAGGACAATAGATTACCGAATCAATCGATAACTTAACGCCCTGACTTGTATTCTCGTTGATACCTTTATCGTTGTAGATATAGAACTCATCTATACTCTTAACGACGTCGATACCTTTATCGTTCTTACCCTTCTTGATATTCTTGATCCTACGGATCTTACGTGGATCAACAAATCGTAATTCTTGGATACCCTTAGAGATATCCGTCTCGTCTAACAAGATGTGATAGTATAGTCTACCATCAACATACCATGATCTAAATATATCATGGCCTTTAACGTCAAACTTATAAAGCTTAAGTATGTTATCAAACTCTTCTGTGATTTTCTTTTTAATACCTGAAGATAAGTTAACGTCGTCAAGTACTACCTCGACCGACTGTTCATCAGAGTTAACTACTATAGCTTCACTACAGATGTCTTCTACAGCAGTATCGCAGTCACCATACTGAGAGATCTCTCTATAACGACGTATTAGGTCGTTCTCATTTTTAATGACGCCTTCAAGATCTACAGTCATGCCATAATAGGCAGCTGCAGCACCTAAAGTTGATATAAGCGTTGAGCCATCATCGACTGATGGGGAAACAATGTCTCCCCCAGTCTTTTTAAGTTGCTTCTTCTTTATCTCAAATCCAAAGATTTCCATGATATACCTCTAATTATAAATTTCCAATTAAATTGGAAGTGGGAATGTACCAACTGGAGTATTAACAGCAACGTTAACACCAAAGTTAGAACCCTGTGTACTTGTATCAGATGTCCAGTAGTTGTAAGTAAAGCTTACATCAAACATTTCCATTTGGTTAACTGCGTCATAGTCAACTGTGATCACGCCAATTTCTGTTGGGTATGCATCGTGGAACTTATAGCTCTTAACGATAGCACCGTTACGATCTAACTGGTGAACTCTTAAGTCCACTTGATAGTCTCGTGGGTTTGTACGACCTTTTGTTTGGCTATGATTTTGTACGCCATCTGACCATTTTTCCATAGAATTTCTGATAGAGAATGTTGTGTCGTTATAGATGGATACGTTCCATGGTGCGAATATCCTTTCGCCAGCAAAGTTAACAGCCCGACCTCTGTATTGGATAGCCACGTTCTCTACTGTAGAAGCTGGCAATTGAGCAGCTTTACATAAGAACTGGGATTGTAAACCAACAACAGTACCAGCAGTTACATATGAAGGAAATGTTAATTCAACACGGAACTGATTAGGGCGGGCGCCGCCACCAATCAACTGTGCTTTAAAATCGCTAATGTTTGCCATATTTTATCCTTTATTTTTTTCCTATTGTTATTTATATGTTAAGCACCGATTTCTTCGAACTTAACTGAACTTCTTGCAGCAATGAAGTTAAGCGTAATGAAGTTGATCGAACGATTAGGTTTAATAAAGATATCTGCAATGAACTCATTACGGTCGATAACTTCTCCAGTGTTGTTTGTGTCATCACATTTAACACGGAAGTCAGTAAGACCGCGACGGCCTTGAACATCTCGTAAGAAGGGTTCAACTAAGTTCTTAAACTGTGCTCTTGTAAATGAATCGTTGAATTCAAAGAGTTGGAACTTAGCAGCTGTAGCGATAGCTTTTTCAAGTACGATGAATAAACGACGTACGTTGATACGATCAAATGCGCTAGGTTTAGCTAATAGTGTCTTATCACCGAATAAAACTGTACCTTGACCAGGGAAGTTAACAACTGGGTTAACACCGTTCTTGTAAAGGTTATCTCTTTCAGTCTTGCTTGGGTTGATAGCTAGCTTAACTACGTTCTTAACTTGACCGCGGTTTAGACCAGCCGGAGACCACCATGGATCATTTGTGTAATCTGTACGAGCAGATAAACCTGCGATGTCACCATTGAGTGGAACCCAACGATACTTATCGTTATAACGATCGTACTGATATTTAGCACCTGAATCTAATACTGCATATGATGTGCTTGGAAGTTCATTTCTGTATTCTACACATGCTTCTACCATCTCTGATACTGTAGAACCGTAGATGAAGTCACCATCGCTACCACCATATTCATTACCAGTGATGTATTGTGGTGATACGAACACTACGCAGTCTTTACGAACTTCAGCAACGTTATTGATAACATATTCTGCTACTGTCTCAGAAGCTTTACCTACTGGAATGAGTGAGATATCATAGAGCTCATCGTTAGCGAATATCGCAAATCCAGTTTGTAGCTCACCGTCTGTAGCTGTGAAGTCATCCACGCCGCCAGATAAAGTAGATGTTACTACTGATGATAGGTCTTTAAAACCTACATTAGCTGCAGCAATTCCCCAAGCCACACCAGATGTACCTGAACCACCAACTGAAGTAGCTACTGATGTTGTATGATCCATCCACCAGATATATCTAGATTGTGAGTTGATTACGTCTTTGTAATAGTTGTTTGAACCGTCAGATTTTTTAGCGTCACCAGCTTTAGATACGTATGAGTATTTTTCTAATACTGTACCAGCAGCGCCAGACCATTGACCATCTGCATCTACGACTACTACATGTAACTCATCGTTAGAACCGCCTAATGAAGCAGCATAAGCAGAAGTACCTGGAGCAGAGTCAAACTGTGTTTCGTATAACCAGCCTTCATAAGTTTCAGCATCAGCTATAGAAACTGTGATTGAGTTACCTAATGTGCCTGGATACTTAGCAGCCCATTCGCCAACTACACCTTCACCAACACTGTAAGAGTTATCATAAGAATCAAAGTTATTGATCTTAACTCCAGAAACTGTGATAGCAGCAGTAGCAGTAGCTTGTGTACCTGGACCTGCAGCGATAGTTACTGAAGGAGCAGATGTATAACCTGTGCCTGGGTTTGTGATGGTAATGCTAGATACTGCACCACTAGTTAGATTTGCTGTTGCAGTAGCTTGGATACCACCAGAAACGTTTGGAGCTCCTATTGTAACAGCTGGAGCTGAAACATATGAGTCACCGTCTTCAGTTATTGTGAAACTTGTAACTGTACCTGTCTTTGTAACCACAGCATTTCTATTGCCAGAAGTGTCTACGCGGACTGTTAATAAGTTGTTTGTGTATGCTAGGAAGTTTGCCGCTGTAAAGAATGATTGTGCTGTTGAATCGTTTGGTTTACCAAATCGTTGTACTAACACATTCTCAGATGTGATTGTAACAGGATCTAATACTGGACCCCATGCAAATACACCCGCAAAAGCGCCTGCAGATGTTGCCACTGCCGGTACTATTGCAGAAAAGTCTTTCTCGACTACCGCAACTCCTGGAGATAATTGAAACGCCATTTTTTGCTTCTCCTTAAATTATGATTTTTATGATATAAGCTAGAGTCACCTCTATACCTATATTTATAACCCTTAAAAATTCAATAAGACCTGATCGTCTTGTCCGCTGCTCCCGTCATCATAGAACCCAAACGGAGTTAGCTCATCCTCAATAGCTTTAATACGATTCTTATACATATCTTGTCTGATATTGATGTCGTTTAAGTCTTTAAAGTATGGGTTAGTCGTCAACCAACCAAACAACACCAAAGTCATGACTAAGTCATCATGATAACCTTCATCGGCCTCGTATGAGCCTTTATTGTTTTCTATGAAGGTTGATATCTCTTGTATAGTATCGATGTCCTGAACCAATAGCCTATTCTCTTCCACCAAAGCCTTAAAGTTCATACACCCTATACGTTTTACTTTCTTGTCAGTGTTTACACCAAGCTGGGTTTTACCTCCACCAAAGCCTCCTGACACCACTTGTCCATCAGTATTCCTATTTACGAATAATAAGTTTTCATACTCCATCTCAGAGTATAATATAGAAGCTACTTGTTCTGAGGAGTTGACCTCAAGTAACACATAAGCGTTATTATATTCTGTAGCCACTTTGTATATCACAGATGGAAATAACATAGGGCTGATGTTGTTATCCCTGTACTTTGCTACCTGTTTGTATGGAGCCTCTGTTATGTCTATGATAGAGAACGTTGAGTAGTCTCCTCCAACACCCTTTGCTGTATCAGCCATCAAACAATACGTATGATCCTTGACGGGTTTATCATACACATCAAGACCATCCTTACTGTATATGATATGCCCTGCAGACAGTCTCCCGATCACATCCGCACGCACCAGAGTGAGAGCAGAACCGAGGAATGCACATAACACTTCTTGGTTGAACTTCAGCTCACCAAGCTGTCTCTTTTGTTGCTCTGCCCATTTTTCATCTCTTCCAGGTATCTTCCAATATGGTATGAATAATGGTACAAAGTCATTGCGTTTGTTCTCTGCATCATTCCAAAACTTCCAAAAGTGGTTATAACCTAAAGGTGTAGATGATAATAGGATCTTTGTTGTTTCACCCGCAGATATCGTTGGGTAAACAGAAGTAAAGAAGTCATCAGCGACATTGTTAGGTATGATCGCAGTCTCATCAACATACAGCATGTTAACAGACTTACCGCGGATACCAGAAGCGCTTGTAGCTGCAGTGAACACCTTTGAATTGTTCTCAAGTTCTATATCTCCCTTGTTCCATGTAGTTACACCTTGTTGTAACCATAATGGCAGGTTCTCGTACATCAATTGATACCTGTATAAGACCTCACGGGCGGCGGTGGCTTTGTTTGCCAAGATCGCGACTTGTTTCGATTCCTGAAATAATGTATACCATAAAATATACGCTGCACTAGTTGTCGTCTTACCTTGTTGACGACCTTCCATAAGGATAACTTTTCTGTTTTCATGGATTATCTTTACCTTCTCACGTTGACACTCATAAAGTTTGAATGGGATTAGACCATGATCTAGCGATATGATCTTACAATAGTTCTCAATAAAATAGATTGGATCATCTTTACACTTTAGGTATTCAGATACTTGTTCTTGCGTGAACTGTATCTTTACGCCTGCTGCCTTTAAAGAACTATTTGCATTATATACTTGAGTCATTTAAAACTGTGCTTCCCAATTTTCAGTAACTGTACCATCAACCTCAGGGGCTAAAGCTGTATACTTCCTTCCAGGTGTAGATAAGTTTGCGATAGTAGTAAGGATGACTCCGTTCTCTGTGACTGGGCCGTATATGTTTGTCTTTAAAGTAAAAGATAGTGTATGTGTCACAAACCTTCTCTCTTGGAATGACCCATCATAGTTGTCTTCTGCTATAACGCTGTTTAATATGACTGGCACGTCTTGTACTATCTCGATAGCAGGTAACGCATTGATTGATAAAGTATATTCTGGATTAAATATAGGCAGTATCTGCTCAAGGATCTGCATAGAGTCTTCTTGCGTCTTAGTCAAGATGTATAAGTTTATGTCTATGTTATACGGTGCTGGAGAAAACACAGCCTTTGCTGTAGGGTTTTCTGAAGACGAAGTATCTTTACATACGATCTTGTTCATCTTATTAGTCTTACGCGTAGCATCATAGTGATACCCTACTATCTCAAAAGATAGTCTAGGCAAAGAGGTGTATGTATGGTTGTTAAGGTTTGGGTCTGAGTCGATACGAACCAACCATTTTTCTTTAGGTGCATAAGCGAGCGGCACTGATATGGTCTGAGCTACAGCTCCATCATTACCTTGTCTTGCGATCTTGATGTCAGAGAATAAACGACCAAACGCGACGATCGTCTTTCTTATAGCACCATGATAATAGGTTTGTCCGTTAAGCATATTACCAGCTAGCTCTAGCTACTCTGATCCATGAATTGGTGTTAACGCAGATGTATACATAGTTAGTATCATACTTTATTTCACCCTTTGTTCCTGTAGCAGTAGCTGAGTCAGGTGTTCCAGATGATATACCTGTTAATGGGTAACTGTATACTTCTGTGAAGTTCTCGTTAGTCTTAGTGAATGCAGTCCTTAACTGATCACCAGTCTTGTCGTTAGCCACTGTGCCTATGTTGATTGTTTGTTTTGTCATTATTCTAAGTCCGCAGTTAGTTTAGTTGAATCTGCTCTAGCATTAGTAGAGTCAGCGTTTGGGTATAAATCAGGTGCTACATAATATGTTGATAGCTCACCGAAAGGGTTCTCTTCGCTGAATACTATGCCTTGTGCTTCTTCTTTGAATTTATTATTATCTCCATAAGAGTCTTGTTTATCAAGGTTACCTATGATAGCGACTGCAGTAGCATAAAGTCCACCGCCTCCTGATAATGTAACCGGTGGAGGAGACGTATAACCTGATCCTGCTTCTGTGATTAATATTTTAACAACTTCAGCAACAGTTGCACCATTACCTAAGTATGCTTCAGCTGTAGCTCTATAACCAAAGAACGCTAATCTAGCAGTACCATTATCTACTTCACCTGCAATGTGTGTAGGCCCAGTAGTTCCGGTAGTTCCAGAAATTGTACATCTATATCTTTGACCATCATAACATACTTCATCACCAACACTTATAGCAGTACTTGCTTGCCAATCTATACCTATAGTAACAGTAGGAGCTGATTCATATGATATTCCTCTATTAGTTACTTTAATTTCAGTAACGGTTCCATTAGGAACTTTAGTATCATCAAATGATTTAAGTGTTTCAAATACATCGATACTAGGATTTCCAGTAGTGATGTGTTCTGATGAGTATTGGTACAACTCAACTTGTAATTTATATACGTATAGTTTACCAGCTTGATAGAACGGGTCTTGATGAGTTACAAACTTAACCTCAAACAAACCACCTGTTAATGGAAAGAATAATAGATCTCCCTCAGCAGGACGATTAGGCAGTATAGATAAACCATGTTGTCCTATGAGTTGATCCCATTTTCTACGAGCTACAGTTAATGTAGCGCTTTGTTCCATCATCAAACCAAACTTCTGTATGAATGCGCCTTGACCTTCAAAGCCATTCACTGTTTCTAGGTACATCTCGATGCCGTATGCATACTTGAACTGTGATAGACGATCCTCACCAAGGATCTCGTCTTTACCTACTAAAGTTCTAGGAATATAGTAAAACGTCTGTCCATAAATGGATATTGACTCAACTATGATGTCCTCATAGGTAAGTTGTTCGGATCGTGCTCCGTTACTAAAGTATACTGAACGTGCCATATTATCCTAAGAAGAATTCTAATGGAGCTGACTTATTCAGCATCTCGTCTTCAAGTTCTCTTATCTCTGTTATAGCTTCTGCATACAACTTATCACCATCGATGGTCACACCACCTGGTAGTTGGATGCCTTGGAATTTTTTGATATTTGTTGCCCACTGACGCTTAAACAAAGCTGTGACGTACCTACGGAACCATGGTTCGTTCCATACTTTACTAAACGTTGAAGGGTCTAAAGCTCTGTAACACTCGATCATGATGAAGTCACCTAATGCGAAGGCTGATGACCAACTTACGTCTAATGTAAGTCTACCCATCATACGGTTAAACCTATATAGCGGGTAACCATTTAGCTCTATGTTTAATAAAGAGATGTGACTCATGACAGTCTTATAGTAGATGATTGACGTTGAAGTCAAGTCATACAAGTCATTGAGTCTTAGTTGGTATTGTAAGTCGAATAGGTTCTTTGAGCTTGACGCAGCGGTGAAAGGGATGACTCGTGTCACACCGTATATGTAATCTGGTAGTGGTATATAACGTAAGTCGTATGTACCTAGAGTCACACCGTCAGCAGCTATGACTGCTGTGGCACCACCGTCACTACATGTAATGGTTTCTCCTGCAACGAAAGTTGATGTAGTATCTGAGTTGAATACGTTCTGAGCATTGTTAGAATCATTGGTAGTCACATCCTTTACTACTATGATGTTAGCGTCCTCTTCTCTACCATGTTCCATGACGACTTCTGCTGTAGCACCTGAAGTGCTACCAGTTACTGTGCTGCCTAATGGGAAGTTTGCTGAAGTCGCTGTGGTTATAGCTATGGTTGAAGCTGTGATCTTTTGTTTGAGGTACATCTTCTCTGCACCATCAAAATGATACTGGTTCCAATAGTCAAGTGCCTCGTCTATACGCTCTTCTAGTTGAGAGTCATCAACGTTGATTTCGACTACAGGTTCACCAAGGGCTCTTAAAGCATATTCTGTGAGTGTTGCTCTACTTGTAACGGCCATGACGATTTCCTAGTGTTTATTCTATTATTTATATAAAATAAACGTCTAGGATTATGGCTTCTTGAACACCATCAAGTTATTAACGAACCATCCCATATGTATGCCTTGACGTACATGATTGATAATGTTTTGAGTTAGACCTGGATGATAGATCATACCTTTCTCAACGAACTTCTTAAGCCAATACTCTTTCTTACGGCAGTTGATATGTCCTACTCCACCTTGTCCAGGCTGCGCTGCAGTAAACACGAGTGTACCGCCCGGCGTGACAGCATTATATAGTGCTTCAACTTCTTGGTCTGCATAGACAGGGTCGATGTGCTCTAATACCTCAAAGCAGATGACGGTATCAGTAGACGTAATATTGGTAAAAATACTGCCTTGATAGCAGCCTGGAGTCTTCTCACATACGTCTTCAATATCAAAGCCGATAGCATTTACATCAATATCATTTAATGCTTGGACATACATGCCTGGGCCACAACCAACGTCTAATACTTGTTTGGGTTTGATTAAGTCTTTGATAGCTCTTGCTACACCTTGAGCACACGGAGTCTCTTCGGCTTCAATATAGTTATAGTCAAATGGGTTTGGTCGGCCAGGATAATGCTTCACCGCATAGTCCATGTTGTTTCTACCAGGATTTGGTTCATACCATCCTTGCTTGCCATGGATATTAAGTACGGCTTGAAAATACTCTTCGTACATACCAGCAACTTTCTCAAGCGAGAAGTTATTTAATGCCCAATCGCGACAGTCTTGTGGGTTGATACGATCGATGTTCTTGAGTGCCCATACGAACTCTTCCATCGTGCGGCATCTGTAACCTGTAACTCCATGGATATTGTTCTCTGTGAATGAACCCCAATCTGTAGTGATGGTCGGTGTACCAGAGAATAAGTTCTCGATCTGTACTCCGCCAAACGGCTCAACATACATAGAAGCGACGAATGATACCTTGGCTTTTGCCATGAGTTCTTTACGTTTCTCAATGTCAGCATAACCAATGAACTCAACGTGTTTTGGTATCTCTTTGTATCCGCATGCTTCAAGGTTATTTTGTCCTGCAACCTTAAGCTTTATACCTGCGCGTTCGGTTGCCTGGATAGCGATATGGATACCTTTACCTTCATAGACTCGACCTAAGAATAAACAGTAGTCTTCCTTCTCCTCAGGTTTAAATACAAAGTCATCAGGATCAAAGTAATTGGGGATAACAACATCATAGAAGTTTTGCTTGCATGTACCCACTGCAGGTAAACCATAGTATGCATGATAGATAGCATATGATTCAAAGATCTTATACTTTGCCCAGTGTCCACCAGCATAGCCGATGCCAGGCTCTACGGTGATTAGGTCAGGATGTGCGTCGCATACTGGTCTAGTGCCTGCACCCCAGAAAGGTAAGATGAAATCATTGTGTTGTTTGCGTTTACCTACTTCACGGATAGCGTTTGCATAAAAGGTTTTGTATGCATGGTCATTGACGTCGAACTTAAAGAAGTTCTTACGCCAGTCATATGAACCATAGGCGATCTCGAGGTCTTTATTAGTAGTTACTGGGATATGTTCTGTACAAGGAACGTCTGACTCTTCATGACCATAATGGTAAACTGTATGACCACGTTCAGTCATCATCTTACCAAACTTCCAAACCTTCTGAGTATATGCACAGGCATTGTACTCTTTTGATGTTACTGTGTGAGGAAGCCCCAAAATATGCAGACGCAATTTATTCATTATTATCACCTTTCGATTTATTATATTTCATACCAATCCTTTTCTTATTTGCTTCAGATACTGCCTTTTTAGTATTTTCGTGTATCTTACGACCTTTTAGACTATTACTTAATTTTTTACGTGTTTCATTTATTACAGGCAATCTTATTTGATTTTTAGCTAATTCTCTTAATTTTTGTTTAACTTCTTCTGTATGTTTCTTACCATACATTCCATGCTTTTCGCCAGGTTGACTTAATTTCTTTCTATGTTCTTCACTAAATGCACCAGGTTTTCTAGATGGATTATTATCACCTAACATAGATATTGATGCCATTTTCTTGCAATATGCATATCTACGCGAATTAAATTTAACATCATCTCTAGTAGCCATCAAACAAAAAGCTTTTGCCATTTTAAGAGTATTTTTAGAGTTATCACCATTGCGAAGTTGATATATTTTATATAATAATTTATGAGCTATAAAATGTTCTTTAGCTGTTAATTTTACTAAACTCTTATTTTTACCAAATATACTAGTTGGAAATATATGATGTTTTTCTATATAACAATCAGGAGCATTTCTAGTTAAAGCTGTCTTAACTAAAGATAGATACCATTTAATATACTTATGTGATCTCATCTATTCCTTATAGTATTTAAGTAATTCTTAATATCACCGTTTGGCATTGCATACCGATTTACTAGTTCAGGTTTTATCATCTCAACTAATGTATATACTGCTTCTTCAGTGCCGATCGTGTTTTGATCTAATAACTGTCTTATGATCTCATAGTAGTACTTATTAAACTCTACGATCTGGTCTTTAGAACCACCAAACAATGTGGCTCGACAAACATAGTTAGGTTTTGTCTTAGCTATGGCTGTCATTGTATTTATACCACATCCATGGATCTCGGTGTCAGTGTTGTATGGGTATGATGTCAAAAAGAACTTATCCTTCGGTAAGAACAAGAAGTTATACGTTTGGATTGGCTCTGTCACACCAAAACTTCTTGACATACCTGAATCTATCCAATAGAATCGTTTAGAACCTAGTGGGTTTTGTTCTGCTACGTCTTGTAGCAGCTTATTCTTAATGAGTGTTAATGGTATATAGTACGGGTTTGTTAAAGCAGAACCTTTTATCCAATCAGACTGAGTTATCCATTTAGGATCATTGATTATGTTCTGTACTTCATTGAACGGGGTGTTAAGCTTGATGTCTTCTAACGTCAATGACCTGCACTCAACACGATTATTTGATGTGGCGATACTAAGTTGTCTGCGTCTTTGACGAATATAGTCATGGTACTTAGGATCTGCATAGACGACTAGCGGGTTACGTACAGATAATAAGTGATCTAATCCCTTAATGTAATGCTCTTCAAACGTACGATCTCCACGGTTGATGTCAACCGCCATGGTAACAAGCGTCACGTCTGCAGGATACTCATAGATCCAGTCCATCTCTCTATAGTTAATCATAGGAGCTCGACGGTTTGCTAGTACTTCTTTTGGATAGAAGTCATATGGTACCTTAGAGTCGTCTGGTCGTTTGCCATCCATCTTAGAGCACTTATCACCAAGGTGTCTTGAGTACTCACCGTTTAAGAACACGCCTTTGAAACCTAGTGCAGTGAATTTACGATCGATGTTCCATTCGTTGTGCCACTTCTCTACACGACCTAACATGATAAGGTCGTCTCTACGTCTAAGGTTTGGTGATCCGACCCATGCATGCCATGCAACATGACCGTCAGTGATCTTCCAAGGCTTCTTCCAATAGAACATGTTGTCTACTAGACCTTTATGATATGAGTCTATGCCTTGGAACTCAAAGGTTCTCCATGAGATGTCAACGACACCTACGTCTCGATATTTTTGTAAGATTGCTTTTGATTTGTTGAGGTAACCAGGTTGGGTAAGTTCCCAGTCATCTTCAAGATAGAATATGTATTCTGAATCACAGTAGGATACCATGAAATCCATGGCAAACCACTGAGACCTATTACGAGGGAAGCATATGACGTCACATATATCTCCATACTCTTCTACAAGATGCTCATAAACACCAGGTTCGGCAGAGTCGTCAAGTATCACCATCTTTGTTACATAGTCTTGAGTCTCAAAGAAAGATGACAGAGTCTTAGCTAAGACATCTAATCTATTGCAGCTTAATACGAATGTTGTTGTGTCTGAATCGGGCTGATCAACTGTATGGATCTTCACACGTGACATAGATAATCCTCAGTTTATAATATGATTATAATATAGTTTTTATTTATTGTACAGTTATTTATATAAATCTAACTTGTCTTTTATGATCTTAGCCCACTTTTTATGGTCTTGCTCTGTGACCCTAACATCGAACGTGTCAGGTTTTTGAAATGCTTTGTTTGTGTCTTCGAATCGACTAGTCTCTATGGTGTCTACCCATATGGTGAAGTCTGCTTTAAATAGTTCCCGCATCTGTGGAAGAGGGCATACGAAGTCTGCTATAGTATAATCATCGTCTGATACCTCTGCCATTGCAGCCATACGTTGAGCTTGTCGTATCCTACCTTCTGTACTAAAGTCCCAGTCATTATATAGTTCTCGTATCTTATCAGCATTAAGCCATAAGACTGTCTTAGAGTCTTCGTTGAGTAAACGCTTGAGCTCTTCTGCTAGCCATGTCTTACCAGAACCTGGTAGACCCATGATTAATATCTTCAAAATCCTTTATTCCTTTCAACACACCATACTAATGCAGTCTTTGTCCCATCAGGTTTATCATCATTGACAATTATACGTTCTCCTCTTGGTAAGTCAAAGATGACATGATCAAACCGTATACCTTTCTTCTTTAAGTACTTTAATGTAACGTCCTTAAGATAGTTGGGTCTTGCAGTTACTAATACTATATAGTCTTCTTTAGGTATCGTATCCCATAGTTCTTTGACACCAGGTAATAGTTTATCTTTACCCACAGCAGAGAATATTAGGTTATACTCTAAGATTGTGCCGTCAAGATCAAAGAACCATGTCTTAGGGTGTTCAGACTTAAACTTGAACGGTATCAGATGATCTTTCAATATCGGCCTCATCACATAAAGTGCCATACTGTATCTCAATTATCTTAAGTGGTTTATCAGTCTTATTGGATAACTGATGCCATTCACCTACAGATATGCTGAGATTATCATGTTTGTCTACTGTGAGCTCTTCATCGCCATTATAGACTGTGGCTTCACCCTCTGATATGAGCCAGTATTCATTTCGTTTAGCATGTCTCTGCATACTTAAAGACTTACCAGGGTCTACAACTAGTTCCTTGACCTTGACTTGATGGCCTTCTGTATGTAAGATCCTATAGTATCCCCATAGTCGTTCAGTCTTAGGGGCTTTCCATTCTGATAAGATCCATGAGCTTGAATTCTTTTTATTATCTCCACCTATACCAAAAACAAACTCAACGCCGCCATCTGGATAATCCATTTCAGGAATATTCTCATGTGATCTATCACCACCATTTGCGAATATGATTTTGTTTTTGGGAAACCAATGCCTAGCTTGTCTGATAGCATCTTTTGCGGTGCCATCAGAATCATCTATAGGTAAAGCCATCATTACGTTCTTGATGTTCTTTAATATGCTTAGACGTTCTTCTATTGGTAAAAATGCTCGACCCTTCTTACGAGTCAACCATTCGTCAGAATTTACTCCTACAACAACTCTTCCAAGTTCCGCTGCAGCATTAATGTAATCTATATGACCAGAATGTAATGGATCAAACCCACCAGTTATTACAACGATATCATTATTATCCATGATAAATTATCCTATAATATTAAAATTTCCTTCAGATACTGATTCTTCATTTGGCTGTTCACTATTAGTGTCATTAAAATTAAACTCACCTAAGTTTCTCCAAAATTCAGCATCTTTACATTGGTTTAAAATAAATTCTGATAATACTTCTTGCGGATCAGCTGAAACAGACTTAAGATCTTTCCTAACAGAATGCATATCTGATACACCATAAACAGCTGAATCGTTTTCTTGATGTAAATTTACTAAGTTAGTAAAGTCATGTTCAAAGTATGGTAGTTCTAAATAGTCATAAATCTTCTGTATAGTTTCTTTAGGATTATTAACAAGATCTTTGTATTCAATAAAATGAAGTTGTTTTTCACGACCTTGCATGAGAGCATCTTTTAATCCATTATAACTTTGACCTAAGATACCATTTGGGCTAGCTAAAAATCGGCATCTATTATCATCAGTCAAAGGTATATTACTTTTCACTAACATATCATCCATAAAATTAATCTTACCATTTGATTGGTATGGATTACGTCGATGCATGGATATAAATGATGTTAATATCTCATCTATATTTCTAACAGGGCATAGCACTTTAGGTTCTATTCCAAAATATCCAGGGATATAATGCAGTCTATTAACCCATGAACGATTTTTATCTATGATAACGGGTTTATTAATATCTGCATAATAGTGTTCTAATACACTTGCTATGATCTCTTTCCCTTGTTTAAACTTTGGATATGCTAAGAATAATTCATCATTTGATATCATGTTTTCTAAAGAAACCATCCAACCAGTAACTGGAGAACTGGGTCCTGAATAGATATCCGGATTTTGGTTTAAAATAGCAGATAGTAATGTACTACCTGATCTAGGCAAACCTGCCATAAAATAATAAGTTTTATCTGCCATTTTATTGTTTGTCCACTGATTCAATGATTTTATTAATATCAAATAACTTAACGTCCTCAGCAAATGGATACTCTAATTCATTTCCATTGAAGTCAAAGTCAAATAGATAGCTCCCAGGTAATTTAAAATCATATGGTACATCAGTACATATATTATCATGGATATCATATCCAAATACTTTAGGGCTAGTACCATTCCATAATACAGTTGATTTTAAATTCATAGCTGCAGCAACGTGTTGTAAACATGAGTCAATTAATATTCGTTTTTTAGTATGCAACATTAAACTAAAAAATTCAGGAGTACTTAATGCTTGTTTATCTGTAGCAAAGATGTGATCAGCACCTTCTAATTTTCTAGAGTTCATCTTTGTTACTTGATATATATGATAATCTTTTTTATAATGATTTACCAATTCTTGAGCTATATCAAATGGCATATCTCGTGTCCATGCATAAGGCTTAGCATCTAAAGACATAAGACCTCCATTAGTATGGATAACCATTAAAGGTTTCTTTTTACTCCAAAAGTTTTTAGAAAGATTAAATTGTAAAGTATTAAACTTAACTTTAGGTAATTCTCCATCATATTTTAAACCATACATATCACACCAATTTTCTATTAGACGCTTTTTTCTATGAATATGATTGGTTGTATAGTATGGTTCATTATGAAAAATTATGGAATCTTTTTCGTGCACATATTCTTGATAGAAGTATTGAGTACCTCCAATCTTGTATACACGATCTACATAATCTAGATTTAGAAATACATCAGGATATGCACATACTATTATTAATTGACGATCTGGATGATTGTTCTTGATGGCTTTAGCAACGGCTGTAGCCGCCACATGTTTACCAAGTCCACCTTGAATATGAAAAATGCTATATTTCATTTGATCTACTCTTTCTAATATATAAAATTATAATAAAATGTCACTTAAGTTTATTTATATGTTTTTTTAGATTGCTTTTGATCTATCATCTTTATCATACCTGCAGCAATATCCCAATTTTCACCATTAATAAAATGATCAAACCTAACAAGATTTCTACAGTCCAACTCTATGCGCTTGTGTACTTCACCTTCTATATTATTTAATGTTAATTCTTTTAAAGTTTCAGAGATTTCACCTTTAATTTTATTGCTATGAATAGCATATACTTTAGTAGCATGTTGCGCTAAATAATCGTCTCCAAACCAAATTTTATAAAGACTTGGAATTAGTTTATATGTATGCTTATGAATAAACATGCATATACCAAATGCCCAAGCTTGGCCACCTATTGGATAATTTTTGTTATAATTGAAATCTACGATCTCTTCTTTAGTATCAATGACATCATCTATTTTGAAATTATCTTTATATCCTTTAAGATCTACCCCAATCATTTCTCCAGCTTTTAGATTAAAGTTTTTAACCATATAAAAAATATCAGAATCTACTAGTATGTCATCATTTATAATTGCTATGACATCTGAAGTAGATCTTAAATAGCCTTCATTCCATGCTGGATTTACATAGATATTTGATCCATAGCAAACTAGTTCAATTTTAGGATTATTAAAAATAGATGACTTAGGCCGTTTTTTAGGGTTATTATCAATCAATATTATCTTATTAATTAGTGGACATTCAATATATTTTTCTAATCTACTTACAACATCTTTTACTATCCACATCGTAGGAATAACAACATCTATCATAGTTTATGATCTTTTTTAAAATCACCTTCATACATTTTAATACCTATGTGAGACACTGTATCATTAGGATTACACCAAATAGTATATCCCAATTCTTTTATTTTAGTACTAAGAGTAATATCTTCACCAATAAAACTTCCATTATTATATGTATATTCACATATATTTTTTAATTTATTATTTCTAAAACTAAGTTCTGGATTAGAATGCCATAAATCTTCTACGACTTTCTTAGACAGTTTTAAGAATCCTGTGCCAGCTTTATCAACTTTTAAATATCCATCTGCAGGATCTATTACATTTTTATCAGATAAAACGATATTATAAACCTTTTTCTTATCATCTTTATTGATTACTGGCAATGTAATAACATCTTTTTCTGATAATAAAATGTCAATTAAACTTTGTGCAGACCAATATTCGTCATCATCAATAAAGACAGTTGCATCATACTTTTCTAAGTAAGCAAGATTTAATAGTTCGTTTCTTGCCATGGGGAGAATGCTCTCTAAAGACAAAAATACGCATCGTATGTTTAAATCATGCTTCAATCCTAACTTAATGGATTCACATAAGCTATGAACAAAGTATGCGTCTACTTTTTGTGTAAGAGCTGGGGTAGCTATTAATATATTTTTCATAATATACTCAATTTATTTAATATTATATAATACTTTTTATTTATAGTACAATTATTTAATAAGCATGCATAAAAAAGGAAGCATATACTATTATATATGCTTCCTTAATTAAAGTACAATTATTATGCTGTTAAAGAGTCAAGCCTTGCTTTTAATGTATCAACTTCTGCGGAAAGCTCTTTTACTGCATTAACTAATACAGGTATTAGATAATCGCTGGTGATCTTGAGTTTTTCAGGATCTTCGGTAGATACTATGACCGGAGCATCACCTTCAAGTTCTAGCACTTCTTGGGCTGAGAAACCATATCGAAGTTTACCGTCTGGATCTGTCAAGCAACCTGTCTCACGATCTTTGAATGCGAATGAGATTGGGTTTAGCCCTTGTAAGAAGCCACGACCATGTGGGACTGTTCCAAATATACATTTATCACGTGAGTCAGACACCGCTGTCCAAGCAGTCTGTATCAACGCACAGGTATGGCTTGAATTACCCATGATTATAAAGTTACTCTGCGTGGTGAGATTACATAATCCAGCACTGTTGCTGACACCTGCTATACAACCAAACACTAAGTTATTAGAACCAGTAGTATTACACATACCAGCACATCTGCCTAGGAATATGTTGCAACTACCAGTGGTATTATTAACACCTGCATAACTGCCAATAAAGGTGTTGTAACTACCAGTGGTATTAGCACTACCAGCACAGAATCCAGCGAAGAAGTTATTTTGTCCGCTACCGCCTTGACCGCTTATG